GTAGAGGCCGCCATGCAGACCAACATAGAGACCGCGCCCGGCTACTGGTGCGACGCGATCTATTCGCCGGACGATGGCGGGTGGTACTTGCATGAGGTCAGCGGCGGCCACTCACAGGTGAGCCGCAAGGTCTATCAGACCGCAGATGAGGCCCGCCGAGATTATGAGGCGGATACCATCGAGTGGACGCAGTAAGAAAGGGCCGCCGTGCACAAGCTCACCCCCGCCCAGAAAATTGCCCTTGCGGCGATGCCGTTCAAGGTGACGATGCGGGGCGGACGTGTTCACGGTCGGGGGCCCGCGAAGGGCTTCACTGGAAAGTCTGTCGACGGCCTGAGGTAAAGCGGTTGCAGTACGTGCGCTGCGCGAGCTGCAATCGCGAGATGGTACCGGACCCTGATCTTGGGCCGGAGCAGCTTTGCGATCCGTGCTTCGACCGCATCGACAAGCAGATGGCACCGATTGAGCGCATACTCAACGATACCGGGTTTCAGGAAGCGCTCGCCGAACACGCCGGGTACGCCGTCTGTGAGCCGACAGATAGCAAGTCCCCGAAAACGCGAAAAGCGCCGCAAGCCCCCGGAGGGACCTGCGGCGCGCAGCGGCGAGAGAAACCCGCGAGCTAGTCGTCTATAGTGAGGATACCCGCACCAGCATCGCGGCGAAGAGCGCCAGCGACAGGCACCACCCTGCCAGCAGCAGCCGGAACCTCAATGCGCTATTGCCCGCATGATAGCTGCTGCCAGCTCGGGCTTCAGCAAGCCAAGCAGCGAGACGAGCGCGGTTCCCGCCATGGCCGCGATCTGCGCCCAGGGGATGCCCTTGTGCCCACCATTGGATTGCTTCCGGTGCAGCAGCATGACGTGCCCCATGACCTCGCGCCTGAGCGCCGCGATCTCGCGTGCCATCGTCCGCTCCAGGGCCGAAACCGAACCCTGCAAGTGACCAATCGCGTGGCTCACCTCTCCAGTGTGCATGGACCATCCTCGCCCCCCTATTTGGTCGCCGACGGCGCCGGCTTGCCGGTGTAACCCCAGGCCACCGCCAGCCCCATCAGACCGGTCGAGGCGGCGGTTAGAGCCTCGAACAGGCCGCCCTTGACGGCCGCGGCGGCGATGCCGGCGACGACGCTGGCGACTGCCAGTCCCCAGCCGATGAGGTCGCGCTCGGTCATGGTCATGGCTTGCCCCGTGATGCGCGCACGTAGCCGATCAGCCCGATCCGCAAGTCCGCCTCATCTGCATGCGCCAGACGGCACTGTGCATAATTCGACACCATCGGTGCATTGCCCTTGGCCTCGGGCGGCAGGTCGGCGAGCGGCTTCGGCTCCGCCATCAGGCGGGCGTCGGGCTGGGCGAGCTTGACGGGTGGCGGGTCGTTCGCCGGCGCGCAGCCCGGCAGCAGCACGCCGATTGCGATCACCAGTGCGAACACGATGACGACCACCGCCACCGAGGCGCGGAAGGCCTTCCGCTCGCCGTCGCTGGCGCCGATGAAATGGCGCCCCTTGTGATGTGGCTTCATGGCTTGATCCTGTTGAGCCTCGCGCGCACGGCGTCGGGCAGGTCGCACGTCTCCCCCGCCATCTGGGCGATGGCCGGCAGGGTTTCGCGCATCAGCGCCTCGCGCGCGGCGCTATCGTGCTGGTACTTGAGCGACCAGCGCTGGTCGGAGAGGCGAATGCGCTTGTTGGCGGCCTCGATCACGCGCCGCTGCGCCGCCTGCTCGCGCGAGCGGCCGATATCGATGCCCTTGTCGAGCACCCACAGCCCGAGACCGGATACCAGCAGGGCCGCCCAGAAGGCGCGCGAGCCCAGGACGGTGATCAGCCAGATCGGCATGTGCCACCTAGCCTCGAGGCTGCTGAGGCTGATAGCGGCCCTCGCGCGCAGCCAGGAGGAGGCGCCAGCGAGCCCGGAGAACCAGGCAGACCACGGCGCCACCGAAAGCCAGGACCACGCCCAGCACCACGCGCGGGTTGTCGCGAGCCAAATCCTTGAGGACATCGAGCGCTTCCTTGCAGTAGTCGAATGCGTCGGCGATCGAGAGACCCATGGCTCCGATGGTCGGCAGGCCGAGAGCGACCAGCAGCCGGTCGATCGCCGACATGGTGCCCGAGCCCTGCTCTTTCAGGTCGCGCGGGGTGACGGAGATCGGCTCGTCAGCGGCCGGGTTCGGCTCCTTGTCGGCCTTGGGGAACTCGGCGGCGGCCTCTTCCAGCTTGTCGCCGGCGGTCAGCTCCGGCACCAGGGCCAGCATCTCCTTGTAGAGCACCATGCCGCCGATCTGCTCGGACACGGCCGTGGAGGACCACACCCCGTCGCGGATGTACTTGCCGCGGCTGTACTGATTGGAGCCCGACCACAGGTAGGCGCTGGGGACGCCCTTGTTGCGGTAGCCCATGCCGTTGAAGCGCTCCAGGCACCAGGCGATGCGCTCAGGCGCCCAGTCGGCAACCTTGTCGAGCCCGTCGTAGCGCAGGGCGTCGCAGGCGCTCTCCTCCCAGGTGAAGGGCGGGTTGCCGGTCCGAGGCCGTCCCGCGGGCACCTGGTGCGTGCGCGCCTGCAGGCTGTCGCCGTTGTGCAGGTGGCCGCGGAAGCTGCCGCCGCATTCCATCATGTGGATGATGCCGATGACGTGCCAGGGCACGCCCGTCATTCCGCTGACGGGCTCATAATGCTGGCGCGCGTCGACGATGCGCTGCGCAATCGCCCGCGCGCGCGGCTCCCAGTCTGGCCGGATCGCCATCGCTGCCCAGCGCGCGGCGTAGTCCGGCTGCAGCTGCTCGAACGTCATGGTCATAGGTTGGATGGTCTCCAGAAATTGCGAAGGGCGGCCCCGGCGGACCGCCCTTGCTCGCGTTCAGCCGATGATGTCCATGCGGAAGCCCTGGCCGACGATATCGCTGGCCGCCGCGCTGCCGTTCTGGCCGGTGGCCTTGACGATGATGGCGTTGGTGTCGGTCTCCGTGGCGGTGCCCTGGGTGACCGCGAACACATCGCCGAAGTGGCCGCCGAAGCCGTGGTACTCCTGGGCGTTGGCGGCGGTGATCTCGACCTCGGCTTCCGCGCGCCAGCCGTTGGCGTTGTAGCCCGACGAGGCTGACCACACGACGGTCGAGCCGAAGTAGATCCGCACCGTCTTGGTATTGCCGTTGGCGGCGAACGTGCCCCAGGCCGTCAGCTTGACGCGCATGCCCACTTTCAGGGTGCTGGCCGGGATGGTGTAGGTCTGCAGCGTCGTCTCGGTGGTGTTGGCTCCCGTTGCGGTGTTGGAGGCGGTGTCACGATAGGTGGCGGGCTGGCCGTTGAGGCCGTGCTCGCGCAGGACCGCAGTGCCGAATACGGGTGCATAGACGGAGATATCGACCCGGATGCGGTTGCGGGAAGTAATTCCCGTCAGGCAGTCGAGATCAGCGGTGCCATTGGATGAGAGCGCGCCGATGTCGATGACGTTGCCGCCGCACTGGGCGTAGACGCCGCGTCCTGTATTGCCGTCGCACGTGCCGATCCGGAAGATGTTGCCGACCACACGCTGGTTGAGCCCGGTGCCGAGCTGCACGCCCATGCCGCCGTTGAAGCCGCTCTCGCCGATATCGACGACGCTGGCCTCGAAGCCGACGGCGCCGGAGGTGTCGGCCTTGGCCTGGAAGCCGTCCCCGGTGTGACCGCCGATGCGGCCGATGCGGATCAGATTGTTGCCGGCGATATGGGCTGGGGTAGATGTTTGATCGACCAGGTAGCCGATGCCGGCGCCGTTCTCGATGGCATCGAACTCGAGGATGCAACTCGAGCAGCAGCGTTGCTTCACGCATTGCGTCAGCGTGTAGGTGCCGCTGCCCCCCAGCAGGCGGCCGATCTGGATGCGCTTGCGGAAGATCTGGCCGCCGTCGGTCGGCGACAGGTTAATCATCGTCGTCAGGTTGGCGGCCTGCACGAAGCGGGCGCCCAGTCCGCTGAAGGTCTTCATGGCATCTGCGGCATCGCCCACCGTGGACCATGGCGTGAAATCGATCGCCGTCTGCAGGGCGAACTGGCCGGTGCAGATCACCCAATCCGCGCGCGAATTGATGGCGGCGTTGATGTAGGGGCCGTCGTCGGCGTTGGTGTAGTTGGGCTTGGCGCCGAACCAGGTGACGTCGCACAGCGCGTGGCCGAGGCTGGCATCGAGCGCAACGCGCCCGGTGCCGCTGCAGGAGAAAATCTGCCTCCCCGACGGCACGGCGATCGGACCGTTGACAGTCAAGGTCTTGGTGGTGTTGACGGTGAGGATGCAGCCCGCGCTCGCCCGCAAGGTGATATTGGCGGGGATCGTCGTGTCGGCGGCCACGGTGGCGGATACGTCCACCACCAGATCGACGGTGCTGCTGCCGATGGCGGACAGCGCCGCGGCCAGGCTGGCATAGGCCGAGAGGTAGTAGACGGCCACGGCCGCGGTCTGACCCTCCAGGGTCAGCATCCACGCGCGCATGTCGGTCTTGCTGACCTTGCGCGGCCCCGACGACGGCACGCCATCGGTGTCGAAGGCGCGCCAAATCTCGGCCCCGAGCTTGGTGAAGAGGCTCATGGATCAGGTCCTGCGGTTGTGGTGGCGGTGAGCTGCGGGCTGCGGGCTGCGTCAGGCGATCACGACGGACGTGCCGGCGAGGCTGGTCCAATTACCGAGCGCTGCGGGCCCTTGCGGGCCTATGGCAGCAACGCGCACGTTGTAGGTGCCGGGCGTCACGGCATCGGTGACCAGCGTGATGGTGCCGGTGCCGGGGTTGGTGAAGGCCGTCATGGTCAGCCCCGTGCCGGCGACGGTGCCGTAGCCCGACTGGTAGAAGCTCTGCCGGGTCCACGGCCCGCTGGAGCCGATGCGCCACTCCACGGCGTACTCGAGCCACTGCTGGGAGGGGTCGGAGAACGCCACCTTGATCTTGTGCGTGGCGCCGCCGTTGTCGCTGATGGCGAAGGCGGGCGTGGTTCCGGCGGTGCCGGGCACGGGGAAGAAGTTCGGCGCCAGCCCTTCCTCGGTTGCGGCATCCCAGGCGTCGATGGCGTTCGGGTTGACCATGACCCAGTTGAAGGTGACGGTGCCGGCGGCGAGATCGATGTGCGGACTGGGGAGGATTTCGACCACGGCGTCGGTCAAATCGGCGATCAGGCTCGACTGCACGGCCACCCAGCGCTCGCCCAGCAGCTTGCGCCCGTACAGGGACGTCTTGAGCATGCCGCGCGCGGTGGCCTGGTGGCGGGCCATGACGCGCTTGGCCAGCCTGCGCCCCTGGGAGTGGCTGTGCACCCAGGTGAGCGGCAGGGTCTGCGAGCGCACCTTGCCCAGCTCCGCGATCGAGGTCTCGTCGCGCCAGGGCTGGCCCGGCGCCTCGCGGTAGTGGTTAGCCTCGGCGGCGTAGGAGAAGCGCAGCTCGTTGACGATGTCCTCGTCGCCCACGCCCTTGTCGATGGCGAAGCCCAGGATGTGCTCGTCCGTCAGGGTGACGGTGGGCGCCCGGTAGCTGCCGATCTTCAGGCGCAGCGTGCCGTCGCCGCCCTCGCACATCCACCCATCGCAGGTGGCGATCATGGCCGCATAGACCTCGGCCGGGTCGGAGGTCAGGTAGTACCAGCCGCTGCTCTCGTAGCGCCTCTCGGTCGAGCCATCGGCCTTGGTGACGAGTGCGTCGCACAGGTCGGCTTCGGCCATCAGGTCGTCGAGCACCGGGGCGATGACCGTGTCCCAGTCGATCTGCGGGCCGCCGCGGTTGTCCTGGGTCAGGTAGTCGAGCAGCTGCAGGACGGGATTGCGCGAGGCGATGCGGATTTCGCCGCCGCTGACGTAGGCGCCGCTGTAGGTGACGTCGAGATCGACGTGGGTGGCATCGATCACGGTGGCCATGTGGCTGCCGTTAGCCACGGTGGTGCCGACGATGCCCTCGACGTAGACGGCGTCGTTGCGCAGGAGCGCGGTCGAGGACACCGTCAGGCGCACCAGACCCGCCCCGTTGTTGGCGGCGCCGGTGACGGTGACGAGACCCCACGTGTCGGGGTCGCTGCGGACCTGATCGCCCGCGCGCGGGTCGTAGATCGGCGACAGGTCGGCGGCGACGGACGGGTGCGGCAGGCCGCGCGGGAAGTGCTTGGTGTAGAACGGCACGTCGGTCGACGGGCCGCACGCCAGCATCAGGGAGGCGATGCTATCGCCGCGGTGGGCCGTGGTCCACTTGCCTGGCAGCGGCGAGATCACCTCGGAATAGGCCGTCTCGGTGTCGAGGCCCAGCCTGGTCTTGATCGTGATGATGCCGCTGGGCGGGGAGGTGTAGCGCACGTCGCCGGAGACGACGTTGACGACGTTGGTCACGATCCCCGAGGCGTTGAGGAGGACGATATCGTCGCCCAGATAGTAGGACACGAAGCCGGCGATGCGTCCCTGATGCATGGCGAGGACGTCGAGCGAGTAGCCGGCCACCTGCGGCTCGTTGTCGAACAGCATATAGGAGCCGGCGATGCGGGCGCGTCCGTAGCCGCACGGGCGTGGCGGGATCGCCTGCCGCAGCGGCTGCGCGCCGTCGGAGGGCTTGGGCACGTCCGGGCCGCTAGCCGTGGCGTAGGCCAGCGCAATCGAGGCGCCGAGCAGCGCCGTGGTGCCGACGGCGGTGGCAACCGTGAACGAGCCGACGATGGCCGTGCTGCCGAACGCAGCTGCGCCCTCGACGCCGCCGGCTTCGACGGCCGTCAGGATCAGTAGGCCAATGGCTTCAGCCATGTAGGCCCTGCGCGTTCGGATGCCTCCACCCGAGCAGGAACGGGACCTGTGCCGCCACCAGCCCCCGCTGCGTCAGCATGGCGAACTTGCCGCGGCCGGCGAAGATCGAGGCGACCAGGCGCTTGCCCCGCGGCGTCGGCGCCTCCACAACCGAAATGTCGCCCGGTGCGCAGCCGGTGACGGCCACCCAGCCCTGCGGCTTCAGGGCCGCATGCAGCACCGGGCCGAGCCCACCGCCCTGCCGAACGATGGCCTCGGCCATGGCCTCGCTGCAGTAGGCCCCACGCCAAGGCGCCGCCGGGTCGAGCCCGGTGACGCGCTTGGCCCACCCCGCGATGAAGGTGCAGCAGTCGTGGTGCCCCCACTCGAAGGGCTCGGCTGCCGCCTCCGAAAGGTAGGACGCCAACGCCGTCGGCTTGCCCAGCTTGGTGCGCTCGCTCACGTAAACCTGGGCCATGCCTTGCTCTCGGTTTGGGTGAGCGTGACGGCGAGCTCGCAGAAGCGGTCGCCCGCCGATCGCGCCTGCTGCTCGGCATCGGTGAAGTAAGACAGCCCCGGCCGGCGCCGGCCCGTGAAGATCGTGCGCGCCGAGATCGAGATCGAGCGCGAGGTGGCGTCGCCCGCAACCGAGAGGTAGTCGATGAGCAGGCGCTTGATCCACACCGGCTGGTCAATCTGCTGCCAGTCCTGGTCGAATACGCCGATGCCGATGTTGAGGGCGACGCCCTTGACCGTGTCGGCCTCGCTCGCGGCCATGTCGCGGATGCGGGCCGACACGCCCGACAGCTTGAACTCGATCCGGTCGGCGGCCCCGTTGAGCATCTGCTGGAAGGCCGGCACGTCGAGCAGGGCGCCCAGCCCGCGGTAGGTCGCGCCCGCCCCGTCGGTGGCATCGATGCCGGCCTTGCAGTCGCCGATGCCGAGCCACAGCCGGGCGACGGGGTCGATCATCAGGCGGAAGTAGACGCCGATGCGCGGCCTGGGCGAGGCGAGCGCAGCGTCGAAGGCGGCGGAGGTCGTCATGCGTCGAGCAGGTTGCCGAAGGCTTCGACCAGCTTGAGTGAACCCTGGCCGAACTCGCGCCGGGTCTGTGCCAGATCCATCGTGTCGGGGCTGGCGAGCTGCATGACGCAGCGCGGGTGGTCGAAGTCGGCGCGCGCCCCCGAGGTCGTGGCCTCCCTGAGCGGCGGCCGGATGCCGACGTCGTAGAGCCCGGCGCCCAGGTCGGAGACGGTGGCGATCTCATAGAGGCGGTCGAGGAAGGTAGCGTGCGTGAGCGAGAAGCGCTCGCCCCCGCGCAGAGCCGAATAGGCGCTGCCGGCGAATTGCAAGCGCACCGTCGTGGCGCGCAGAGCCGCATCGACCGCCAGCGTGCACGAGATCGTCTCGCCCTCGTAGAGCGCGTCATCGTCGGTGCCCACGAGATCGTCCGTGGTGCTGTCGGCCGAGACCACGGGAGCGCCCGCCACCTTCGGCCAGGGCGCCACGTAGACGTCGCGCGCCTCCATCACGAACGGCGTGGCACCGCCGTCCAGCAGCGAGCGCAGCGCCCGCCAGGTACGCACGTGGTCGGGGGTGGAGACCTGCACCTCGCTGGCCGTGCATACCCACAGCCCGCCGCCATCGGAGCGGCCGACGTTGAGGACGCCCGACATGGCCCGGCCGCCGCCGATGCTGTGGCCGGACAGGTTCCAGCCCCAGGTGCGGTCGCGCATCAGGGAGCGGGGAAAGGTATAGAGCGCCATGATCAGTATGCCAGCTTGCGGGCCGAGGCCTGCCAGGTGGGGCCGCTCGAGCGTGAGGCCTCGACCGCTGCGGCATAGGCCTGACGTGCAGCCTGCGAGGCGATCTGGGCGATGGTCTCATCGCCGTTGGCGCCGGCCAGGTTGATGGTCATGTTGATGTCGCTCCGGCCTCCACCGCCGCCGCCGCTCTTGCCGCCACCGCCGTAGCCGGCCGCAAATGCCCCGGGCCCGCCGCCCCAGATCGGCTCGGGGCCCTTCTCGCCCGCGATGTACCACTTGCCCTGGTCGAGGGGGCCGCCCTCGGCCTTGCCGCCGCCGAAGGTGGAGGAGAACAGCGACCCCAGCAGGCCTCCCGAGTTGGCCGTCCCGCCCCCGAAGATCGGCATCAGCGCCATGCGGAAGGCGAGCCGCTCCAGGTCCTGCAGCATGGACTGCACCATGGACTTGAAGTCCATCTTGCCGGTCTGGGTGAACTTGGCGAACGCGCTCTCCAGCGAGGACGCGACCGTCTTGCCGACGTCCATGAACTGGCGGTAGGCGTCGGTGGCTCGGGCGATCGACTGCGCCTCCTGGGCGCGCTGCTCCATGCCCTTCCTGATCGCCTCCATCTCGTCGAGGCCCAGCGTCGTGCCCGTCTTGCGCGCGATATTGAGCTGCTCTTCCTCGAAGCGCAGCGCCGCCGTCTGGCCGGCGGTCGCGCCGATGGCCGCCATCTGGAAGCGGTAGGCGCCCTCCGACTTGATCAGGGCTTCCGTCATCTCGGTCTTGAATTTCAGCTGTGCGGCCTGCTGCGAGGATTGGGCGAAGCCCTCCTGCGCCGCCACAACGGCGGGGTCGTCGCTGACGTTGGCCTTGCGCCCCGTGCCCTGCGCCTGGGCTTGGGCGCGCTCCAGCGCGCGCGTAGGCGCCGTCTTAGCGAGAGCGTCGGCGTTGGCGAGCTGCATCTGCGCCTGGCGCTGCAGGCTCGCCGTCACCGCGACGATGGTGCGCTCGCGCTCCTTTTCGTCCTGCGCGGCCTTCCTCAGCGCCTCGCCCTCGGCGGCCAGGTTGGCGGCCCTGGTGGCGGTCTCGATGGTGGCCTTCTGCTCGGCCTCGTTGAGATCGTCCCAGGATTTGCCCAGCGTCTGCAGCAGGTCGATCTTGGTCCTGAGCGCCGCCTGCTCGCCCGGCGACTTGCCGATTAGCTCGTTGAGCTGGGCCTGCCGCTCCAGCCGCTTGTTGATATCGTCGAGCGCCTTCTGCACGGCGTCGCTGACGCCGGTGAAGGTGCCGGCGAGCTTCTGCAGCGCCGTGCGCGCGCCCTCGGCCAGGCTGTCGAGCTTCTCCTTGATGCTGCCGGCCCAGCTGTCGACGGCGGCCTCGCTTTCCTTCAGCTTGCTCTCATCGAGCAGGCCGTAGTCGGAGCCGAGCTTGGCGGTCGACTTGCCCAGGTCGGCGAACAGCGTGCGGACCTTGTCGGTGCCGGGCTCCAGGGCCGCCACCATGTCGTCGAGGGCCGCTGCGGTCTTGGTCTTTAGGTAGTTGAAGCCCGTCTCCAGCGCACCCGAGCCCTTCAGCACCTCATAGATGCCGACGCCGACCTTGCCCCAGATGCCGGGGATCTTTGCAACCACCGCCTCCATGCCGGCCTCGGCCTTGCCGAACAGCGCGTTGAAGCCGTCGGTGACGGCCTTCTCCGCCCCCTCCGAGCCCGCCTCCCAGGCCTCGCCCATCTTCTGCGACACGCCCTGCAGCGTCTTGATGGCCGCAACCGTCTTGTCGATCATGCGGGCAGCAAAGCTGTCGACCGACTTCTCGGCCGACTTGGAGGCGTCGTCGAACGCTTCCGCCATGCCCGCGCCGGCCTTCTTGGCGGCCTCCTCCGCCTTCTTCATCTCGGCGGTGAACTTGGAGGTGTCGGCGGTGACGGGATAGTTCAGCCCGCCGGCCTGGACGGTGTCAGCCATGGCGGATCACGCTTTCTCCAGTTCGGCTTTGGTGGCGTACTTGCCGAGCAGCCCGGCCCGGTCGAGATCGAGCATCTCGTCGAAGCGCGAGCGGGTCATGGGCTTGGTTGCCGCGGGCGCGCGGCCGTTGGCGCGGTCCCAGCCGGCGCGGGCGCGGTAGTAGTAGCGCACGCTGGTCGCCCAGAAGGTGGGCTCGTCCCAGCGCATGATGGCGGTGCAGAACTCGGCCGCATCGTCGAGCCAGGCGGTGACGGTCAGCTCGTCGCCGCCGCCGGGCTCGTCGGAGGGTTTGCGGCCGCCGGGTCCGCCTCCTCCGTCTTCTCGCTCTTGGGGAAGAGCGCCGGAATGACCTGGTCGAAGTAGCGCACCGGGTCCATGCGCTCGATCAGGTCCGGGGACACGTCGTGGCCGTTGGCCTTCAGCAGGGCGGCGACCACGAGCGGCATGTCCGGCAGGTTGAACTCGGTGAGCCGGGTCTGCAGCTCGGCGAACTTCTTGACCCCGAGCGCCGTGGCGATACGCGCCATGGCCCCCATGTTGAGGGCGACAGGATAGGTCTTGTCGCCGATGGTAATCTCGTTCTGCATCGTGGCCCCGCTTCGTTACGCGAAGGCCACGGCGCCGGCGCTGTCGAGGCTGATGTCATACTGCACCTCGCCCTTGTGATCGCCGGCCAGCTTCAGGTCGATGATCATGGCCAGGAAGGTGTACGTGCCGTCCGACGGGACCACGACCTGCCAGTTGCGGATGGTGCCGTTCAGCATGTAGTTGCGCACGGTCGCCAAAACGCTGGCGCCGTTGAACACGCCGCGGCCCGAGACGCGGGCCTTCTTGATCGGCGCGCCCGCCAGCAGCTCCTGCCACTTGCTGGGGCTGTCCTGGTTGGTGACGTCGGTGGTCCCGCTCGACAGCTGCAGGTCTTTGGTCTGGATGGCGGCGATGGCGGTATAGGTGCCGTTGCCGTCAACGTCGCACTTGAGCAGCATATCGCTGCCCTTCTGGTAGGACATGGAGGTCTCCTGTCAGGGATCAGATTTCACGGGGCTACGGGTATCAGGCGTGCGCGATGCCGGAGACCAGCGGGCCGGCCTGGGGCATGCGCAGCACGGTCGCCGAGATGGCGACGCCCAGCACGGTGATGAAGGCGGCGGCGCCGGGATCGGCGATCGGAGCCATGGCGCCCGCGGTGGCCGCGGAAACCGCATAGGTGCCGCCGACGGTCGGCGTTCCGCCGCACGTGATGTCCCCGCCGACAGCGACTGCGATCGGCTGGTTCGCGGCCGTCGAGGACAGCGCGATGCCGACGCCGCCCGATCCCGAATGCACGAGAGTATCGGCTTTCGCGAGGCCCCACAGATTGGTGGAGGCGTCGAGGTAGACCGTCTGTCCCTGAGTGATGGTTGCGCCGGCGACGCCGAAGGTGGTCTTGGTCGGATTGGTGCCCGTGTTGACGGGCGCCACGTTTGCCGCAGTGATCGACAGATCAGCCATGGGATTTCAGTCCTTGGTGAGGAAGGTTCAGGAGTTGGTGACGGCCCGGAAACGCTGCACGCCATGCCAGGAGATGCCGTCGGGGTCGCGCATCGTCTGGCGGAACTCTTGACGCAGATTGCACAGCGCTCCCGCTGACATGGGCAGGGACGCCTCGTGCAGCACTGCCCGCACGCGGGCCATGACGGCCATCAGCACCGCCTTGGCTGACTGGCCGGCCACCGGCTGCTCGGTCCAGGTGTGCAGCGTGATGGTGTGCTCCTGGGCGTCGATCACGGTGCCGGAGTAGTCGGTGGCGGTGTCGTCGCCGATATCGATGTAGGGCGCCCTGGTGCCGTCGGGGACGCCGTTGAACACGTAGGAGCCCCCGAGCAGGGTCGTCAGAGCGGCGTCGCCGTTGAGCGCGGCATAGATGGCCGCGAACAGCTCGGGGGAGCGGTCGGACATGGATTAGCGGTAGCGAGCGTGGGCGCCGGGCGCCGACTTGCTGTCATCTTCCACGCCAGCCTGCGCCGCGCCCAGATGCTTGTGCGCATCCTCGATGTGGCCCTGGATCATCGACTTACAGCGGTCGCTCTTGCAGCTCTCCATGCCGGAGCGCAGGTTGTCGATGTGAGCGGAGATTTCCTTGCACTCCAGTTCCGCGTCCGGTTTCTTGGCCATCGTCGTTCCCCTATCTCTTCTTCACGAACCACGCCGAGGCGGTGGCCAACGCTTGCCGCAACAGGTCTGCTATCCGTCCCCGGTTTCGCTCCACCGCCGGGTTGGCGAACGGGCGTGCCGCCATCTTCCTGGTGCCGTACTCGAGGTGCACGGCGTGGGGTGCCGTCCACTCGACGATCCCCTCGGGCCCTGATGGCCCCATCTCCGCTCCGGCCCGCCCCGAGGCGATCAGCTCACCCGTGTCGGTGGCCGGCGGCTCCCCTGGGGCCGAGGCCTGGTGCTCCACCCCGCGCCGGGAGTAGATCTTGCCCGTCTTGTCCCCCGAGGCGATCGAGCGGTTGCCGTCGTTCAGGACCAGCAGCATGCCTCCCTGCAGGGTGAGGAGGAGTTGCTTGTTGACCTCCTCCGTGAGGGAGGTAAGGTTCAAGGGCGGGGGTGGGGTGATGGAGATGCGCATTAGATCCGCGCTTCGGCGCTCCCGTTCGGCTTCATCTTCTCGACGGCAGAAGCGGCGCGCTTGGCGATATCGTCTTGCACCTTCTTGGCCGCGTCGGCCTTTGCCAATTCGAGCTTCTTAAAGCTCTCGACTTGAGCCGCAACCTGCTGCTCGATTGCCACGATGATCGGCGCAACCTCATCAAAGGCACATTTGCCGATGAGCTGGCGGATATAGGC